TCGATCGACCTTAGCATACTTATCCATGCCATCAGAGAGAACGTCGAGATAGGAGGCCGTCTTGCTCTGCCCCTCATCATCATCGCGCTTGCCACGACGGCTTGATGCCAAGGCTGCAAGCCCCGCAAGACCGACAGCTCCAGCTCCAGCGCCAATGGCGATCTTCTTGTTGCGCAAGGAGCGCGCTTGAGCTGCACGGCGCATCTGGAGACCCTTAGCGCCCGCACCGGCTGCACCGAGCGCGCCCAGAGCTCCAAGCCCCAGAGCGCCACCTCTTTGAAGGTCCCTCTTCGACTTGTACTTATCAATGCCATCCTGAAGACGAGCAGAGGTGCGAGAAGCAGTATCACGTAGTGCATCTCTATCCATCTCTCGCTTATTTGAACTCGACTTCTGCGCCGCCCTGAGCTTTCTCTTCCAAGAGCCGTCGTTGGGGACATCATTGGTACCGAGAAGCAGCTGCTTCTTGGCGGCACCGCGAGAGGCAGAATCACCCCACTCCGTGGGTCCACCCTTATAAACCCGAGCAGCCGCAGCTGCCGCATCGCTACGGCGAAGGGCTCGACTGTCCTTAGCTGAGATAGCGCGGTCCTTTATCATGTTGGCAAGGTGAACCGATGAGTTGACCCCACCCATCCAATCGGCATACTTGTCCATGCCATCAGCTAGAAGATCGAGATAGGATGGGGTCTGCTCCCCCTCTTCGAAGGGAACCTCTCCCGCAAGATGATCTAAGTAAGAGAGATTCATGAGGCTACCTTGTGGTAGAGGTTCCCTTTCGATGACACGTGGGGCGGATTGATCAGCGAACCTGTCGAAACAGGCCGCCGTCTTGAACTAACCCTCGTCGTTATCGCTCTTGCTGCGACGGCTTGATGCCAAGGCTGCAAGCCCCGCAAGTCCGGCAGCGCCCGCGCCTGCGCCAATGGCGATCTTCTTGTTGCGCAAGGAGCGTGCTTGAGCTGCACGGCGCATCTGGACACCCTTGGCGCCCGCACCGGCTGCACCGAGAGCGCCGAGAGCTCCAAGCCCTAGGCCAGTGTAGTTCTTCTTTCGGTGAGGGGTTGATGGGCCTGATGCTCTCAGGTCCTTAATAAAGTCGAGATCCATGGACCTTTGCAGTCGATCGACCTTAGCATACTTATCCATGCCATCAGAGAGAACGTCGAGATAGGAGGCCGTCTTGCTCTGCCCCTCATCATCATCGCGCTTGCCACGACGCCTTGATGCCAAGGCTGCGAGGCCTGCCAGACCGGCAGCTCCAGCGCCTGCGCCAATGGCGATCTTCTTGTTGCGCAAGGAGCGTGCTTGAGCTGCACGGCGCATCTGGAGACCCTTGGCGCCCGCACCTGCCAGACCGAGAGCACCAAGAGCTCCAAGCCCTAGACCTGCCCCTCCCTTCGACTTCGCTACCTCAATGGTAGGCTCAACACGCTTAGGTGGGCGAGCAGTGCTGCGCGAAGATAAGCGCGTGCCACTATCCATGCGTGCCCTTGGGTTCTGCTTCTTTTTGTACATGCCCGAGTCAGCGAGAAGCAGCCTCTCCTGAGCGGCACCGAGAAGAGCCTTGTTGGAGCGCTGACTCCCATGAAGAAGCTGACCGGACGAACGAGCAAGTGCACCACCGCCTTGCTTAAACTTAGTCATCTCCGAGGAGCGACCCCTCGAAATCACAGCAGGCAGGCCACGGAACGTGGTTTCACCGCCAGGACCAACAATGAAATCAGCATCCTTGTCCATGCCGTCGGACAACAGGTCGAGATAGCTCACCTCGTCCTCGTACTCGTACTCGAAGTCGTCACCAGCAAGAGCATCAAGATAAGAAATCGTCACGCTACACCTCGGGATCGTTCTGTTAGGAGGGTGTGAAGTAGGGGCTACTTCTTCATTTTGGGCACGTTTCGAGACAGTGCTGTCCCCGGCCCAAGTGACAGGCGAGAGAAGGGGGACTTGTCACGATCTGAGGTGTAGCCCATGGCCACGCCCTCTACTAAAGTTCCGCTAATTCTACCCAATGCCATCCGCCTGGCAAAATCTTCGCTGCGATGAGGAGCCATAAGACTGCCAGAGAGTTCGACGGTATATTTGATGGGGCGCTTACCCGCGTTGCGAGAGTTCCAAGCTTGCACCTTGGCCAGGGTGGTGTAGTCGCCAGATACAAAATCTCGGCTGTCACCTGGATCCGTGACGCGCACCTGCTCAGTGATCCCCTTGGTCATCAGCTCGTAGGTGCGCTTGTGGAGCTTGACACCCGCGCTGCTGAAGGTGCTCTCCAAGTCGTCTCGCACCTGACCTTGTACTGTGGACAAGTTGGTGAGCGCCAGCTGCTCTTGAGCCTTGATCATGCCTGATGTAATCTGCTGGCCCTTAGTCACTTGCTCACCCAAGCGCACAAGGATCTTGCGCCCCTGACCCACTTGATGCTCTTTGCCTCCGATCATGATGATGAAGCTGCCAAAGCCAGTGGGCCGAATCTGGTCCACGCGTCCATTGAGCGTGGCAAGTGTGGCTTTAGCCTTGATCTGATCGGGCATGCGAAGGACCTGTAGAGCTTGCGAGAAGGCATCCGATAGGCCTGCATCAGCTGAAGCGACACCACCTGAGTGGAAGCTTTTCATCGGCAGCTGGACCGCGCGCTCGGTCATCGCCTGCACCTCGCGAATGCCGACGTTGACTCCAATCGAAGGGAGCTTACCAAACTCATCCTGGCCGTAGCACTTCGAGCACACACCCTCTGCTTGTTCACATGTGAGCGGTGAGCGCACGAGAACTTGCTTCATGCCTGAGCGCGAGAGCTTGTCGACCACCTCAGAGTCCACAATGGTGCCTGATTTGAACGTCAGCACTTGGCGAGCCAGAAGACGTTGCATGAGGTGCTTGTCCACATTCTCCAGGCGGCCGCGCTTGGTGTTGCAGTCGAGCGAAGTGATGGGATAGATGGAGGCCGTGTTGGTGAGCTCCTTCGATAGGGCACCAGGTCCAATGACAGACTGTGACTTGTCGATCATGCCCTTGCGCTGGCTGTAGGTGTGCTTCCAGTAGTCGTAGGTGCCAAGCCCCTCAGCGTAGTTGCCACGCACGGGCTCCTGGATAGTCCGGTTACGGTGATCCATCATCAAGCCCACAGCCCCGACCATTTGCTTGATCTGGTGGGGGTTGCCGCGCGCGCCAGAGACGAGCATGTCAGACAGGTTGTTAGGCTGGCCTGTGGAGTTCGTGCCCATGTCGTTGCCCACGCGCCCAAGCACCTTGGCGTCAGCGTCGGCGTAGATCTTGATGATCTGGATATGGGCTTCCTCAGGCTTGAGGCGAGGGTTTGAGCGCACATGTGCCACTTGGCGCTCAGCCTGCATATAGATCTGGTCCCGGGCCCCAGACATAGGCTTGAGATCGCTCAACAGCACTGACAGCCCCGTCAGGTAGGCGTACTTGCGCCCCACGTGCTTGAACTCGGTGATCGCTTTGAGGAATGCTTTCGTGCCGTGCTTCTTCTCAATGTTCATGAGCAGCTGTTCAACCTGCTTCTTGCCAAGCACAGTCTTGTAGTCGCGCATATCAGGTGGCACAGCCTCCATCGCCAAGCAAAGACCTGGCGTGGTGCGCGTGCGCAGAGACTTGATTGACACCACGTCATCCGGCTTCACAGCGCGCGCCTTCAGCGCCCTGATGGCCTCGTCAGGGTTCATGAAGGACTTGGCAGTCGACTTACCCATGCGCGTGACCCGATACAGACCAGCGATGTACTCCTGGCTCAGCTGCGGGTTGAGCGCCTCGCGGCCACGCCCAGCTGCATAGAGGTTCTTGGATGGCATCATCTGATGCGCTTCCTCAATAGCGTCTGGCGTGAGCACTGCGTGAACGCCCACAGTGTCGCCATCAAAATCGGCATTGAATGCTGTCAACACCTCAACTGGCAGCTTTACAGACCTGCCTGGCACAAGCTTCGGCTGAAAGGCTTGGACACCGCCACGGTGGAGAGTGGGGGCTCGGTTGATGATGACGGGGTGACGCTCCATTGATAGCTCAAGCGCGCGGCGCGCAAATGGGGTGCGCTCCCCGATCTGGTCGAGCGCAGCTGCACGATCAAAGCCGTTGTTCTTGAGGTGGGTGATCACTGGCGTTTGGAAGATCTTCCATGCCATCTCCTCAGGAATGCCCGCCTCATCCATGCTGAGCTTGGGATCAGGTGCGATAACACCCGTGCCAGATGCGTCCTGTTTGCGGCGCAGTGTCTTGGCCAGATAAACGCCGTGCTTGGGCTGCGCGCCAGCGATCGTAGCTGCCAAGCCAACCACGTTAGGCGTTTGCACGAGGCCTTTGTCAAAGCCCATCGTGCCACGCATGCCCGTGTAGAGAGCAACCTCTAGCTTCCTGCGCTGATCGCCAAGACCAGGCCTCAAAGCGAGCTCCTTGAGCTGGTTGTTCGCGATCAGCAAAGACTTGTAGTGCTCGTTAACGTCCGCGATGGATAATGAACCATCAGGCATATCTGTGGCAGGTCGGAACTTTGGAGGCAGCACAGGCACAGTGGCTACCACCATCTCCTTGAGCTGGATTCCGTTGTCACTGAAATTTTTCAGTACACGTAGACATCGGTGATTCGAGTTGAGCTCTGAGCCCTTGAGGGTTGGGCCAAGTTCCATGCGGCGCTTGATCTCACTCTTGACGTTGACGCCTGCGAGCAGCTCACTGATGGCCTCACCACCTGTCTTGGCTCCCTTGGTCTCCGGGGGGACCAACTTGCCATCTTTCACTGCCAAGACGCCCGCCATGATGTCTTGGAACTGTGAGTCCTTGATGCCCGTCACGTCCAGGATCGACTTCTCGAACGTAGGGTGTGGCATTGGGCGCGCGAGCTTGATGTGGGACCACTTATCACCGTCACGACCACCTGTGGTCTTGATGTCGAACAGCCCGCCATTCTCCTCCTTGAGGTCTTTGGCGCGCAGCGTGCCTGGAGTCTTGATCTCCCCAGCAGACAGGGCCTTGACGTCACGGTCTAGGAAAGGCGTCATGCGCACCATTGAGCCGTTCTCAGCGAGGTCAACCCCCATGCCTCGCATCATCGCCACTAGGCGCTGAGAGCTGTGAGGAACGTCGACTGGGGGGATCGGATAGCCATTCTCCATGGCGCGCCATGCCTCCGGCTGCGCGTCACCCTTCCAAGTGAACATGTCTCTCAGGTTAGCATTGGCGCCGTGCGCGAGCAGTGTGTAGATCTCACCAAGCCCCACAGCGCGGCCACCATCGCCGCCGGAACCGCTTGGCTGTCCGGACATGCCATATGCCTCACCTGCGCCGCCGCTGCGGGCAGACATCTTCTTCTCAACCTGCTGCTCAAGCTTCAGGATATACTCTTTGCCAATGAGCACGCCCTCAATGACATCCCCCTCCTCGGGGTCGATCAAGTTGCCGTGGTCCTTGAGCTTGTGCTGCTTGAGCTCCTTCTGGAGCGTTGCCTCGTTATCCTGACCAAAGGGGCGCGCGATATAGGGCTTGCCCGTCTTCTCTGCGATGTTTGATGCGGTCACCTCCATCACTTGGCCGAGATTCATTCGCCCTGGGACACCTGATGGGTTGAGCAGGATCTCCATAGGTCGCCCCTCCTCGTCCTTCGGCATCTGATCGTCAGCCAAAATAGAGGTGATCACCCCCTTGTTGCCATACCTGCCGCAGGCCTTATCCCCCTCGCGAGCTTCTTCCTCGGTCTTCACGACGATGAAGACACTGCCACGACGCTTGCGCACCTCAGCAACAATGCCCCCGTTGTCCTTCTCCCAGGCATAGGATGTGTCGCGATAGTCGGTGGCCATCAAGCGGCTGACGTTATTGAGCTTGCGACTCAAAACGTCTTCTTGGTTGCGCCGCATCTTCACCACCATTGGATCACCCGCATTGACGCGCGCGCCCTCCTTGATCACCCCTTCATCATCCAGATTGCTCAGCTGCTCGGGGAGATACAGAACTGGGAAGTAGGCTTGCCACTTCTTGACGTTCTGGACCTCGTCAGCACCCACAGGCACCGTTGACTGGTGAGCGTGGAGGCTTGTCAGCTTCTTGGCAGCTGTCTCGGAGATCACAATCCCATCTTCGTGGTTGTACCCCTTGTATGCCACGTAGGCGACGCGCAGGTTCACACCCAGCGCGAGAGCACCATCCTTGGTGGATGTCGAGTCACCAAGGATCTGGCCTGCCTTCACCTTGTCGCCGACCTTAACACTGAGCTCAGTGTCAACGAAGTTGCCCTCGTTAAGCCAGTAGTCCTTCGGGAAGCCAACTAGATGAATCTTGCCTGCCCCGTCCTTGATTGCCACTTCTTCCTTGGAGACCTTTGAGATGGTTCCGTCGACAGGGCTCTTGGGAAGGAAGTTAGAGGCAAACATGCCTTCGATAGTCTCTTCGCCCTTCTCTCCTACGGCTGAGCGGATGAGCGGCGCTTCGCGATACTTCAGTGGCTTAGCTTGGGCCTGCATCTTGGAAGCAGTCATGCCACGGGTGCCGTTGTTGTTGCTCATGAATGGCACAGCTAGGCTGTTAAGATCCAGCATGCTCGCAGCACTAAGCATGACGTACTGCACCATCTGAGTCTTTACTTTCTTCATGTCCCCCTGGTGCATGACCTCAACCATGCCATCGATGCGACTGCCCTTGATCTTCCCTTCAAGGTAAGACTCAGGCGCCGCCACGTGAGCTGCATGGATCTGACGTGGGTTGAGCTCAACGACCTTGCCCGTCTTCACATCTCGCAGTTTGGCAACAAGCGTCTTCCCGCTCTTGCGCGCTCCTGATGCCATGTGGAGCGTCGTGCCCACGTTACCGCCTTCGGGCGTGTGGATCGGGTCGAGGAACAAAAAATGAGAGGGATCAACTGCTCTCACATCCTTGGTGACCGCATGATCCATAGAAATACCACCCTCACCGCGCAGCGTGACCTCGCTGAACGTGGATGATATATCCATCGGGTTGTTCTGTTTGGGCATGCGCGCGAGACTGGTCTGAGTGAACGTCGAGATGAGTGGCGCCTGGAACAGGTCCTTGTAGACGATCTCATCGACCTTGGTGTAGCGACCCAGACCATGCTCAATGGTGCGCTTGATCTTCTCTCGATACTCGCGTCGGTTGAGGCGCTCCATCACGAAGTCGCCCACATCCTCAAAGGAGGAGTGTAGCAGCGACTCCTTCGCGTCCGAATCCTTGTTGCCCTTCGCCACTTCAATCATCTTCGCGACGACATCAACGAACATCTGCGGGCTGATCTTCGACTGTGGCTTGCCAAGGAGGATCGCCATGTTGTCGGCGTCAAACGCCTCCTTGTCTCCAAGGTAAACCAACACCCATTGAGCGAGGTCCGGCAAGGAGTCGCTCTTGGCGGGCTCATCTGTGTGGTAGAGCATCTTGTCGTAGAGCTTCTGCATCGCCTCACGCGCGCCACTTGCGCCGCGCGCCCCTGCGATTGTCGCGTAGGCATCCTTGGTCCAGGCGCGCTGCATATCCTCTCGACTCACGCCAAATCCAAGGAGCAGCGCGTGGAGGTTCACCGTGGAAAACTCACCAGGCTTGCGCCCTGCCACAAGGAGCGCAAGGACACCGTCCTCCGAAAGCTCCACCTTATAATTCAAACCCTTAGCGGTGTTGACGATGCTCGTCACCGAACCGTCGTCGTTCTTAGACGTATATACGCCAGGGAGCAGCCGCTTCTGAGTGGGGAAGGCATACTCACCCCCATTGACCAAGTAGGTGCCATACCTCGTCACCGCAGGGACGCTGAGTATAAGCATCTTCTTGCGGTCGACAGACTTGGAGCCGTGCTTGAGCACCAGATGAGCATAAACAGGGCGGGAGAGAGACTGGCCTGATGACTTTGCAGCTGACTGTGCCCTGTAGTCCTCGCTAGGCTCTGGGCTTGGCAGATCGACGCGCTCAAGCACCAGCTTGCGATCCCCCACGGTCACATTGAGGACCTCTTGAAGGTACTTATCAATGTTCTTGAGCACGTCCTTATGCGCCTCGAAAGGTGCACCCGTTCGCATTGACATTACTTCTCCAGTGGCAGCAGGCAGTGTCGCACAAGGCGCTTAGGCTTCAGGTGATTAAGTAGTGCTGCGTCGCCCAGGTTGCTTGGGCTTCATGTGCTTAAGCAGTGCACCATCGCGCCAGCGCATATAGTCGATCATGCCTGGAGCTCCCTCGCCAATGAGGTGCTTCGCAGTAGATATGGGCTTGCGCCAATCTGGTGAGTGTTCATCCTTGTGCATGATCCAGTCGTCACCATGATCATGCACGTGGTAGCCATCCTTGTGGCGCAGCGACACGAAGCGTGCCTGTCCTGGCTCAGGAATGGAGATCAGACTGGGAGAAAACCCCAGGTTGAGGGCCTGCTGCTCAGACATGGTGCGCTTTGAGACAAGCACGCGCTTGTGGTTCATGCCCTTGATCTGTATGCCTGCGCCTCGGTCTAGCTTCTTAGCTGCGGCATGGAACCCGCGCGAGGCTAGCTTGAACAATACGCCCATGATCAAAACTCCGCATCAACTGTGTCCAGCTTGGCCTGCTGATCTCTCATCTTCTTGCCAAGTTCAGTGTAGTCAAGCCACTCCACCAAAATCATGGCATCGCCGTTGGAACTCCAACCGCGGACGATGGATGCATCTCGATCAAACGTCGCCACGTCACCATCCTTGGTGACCATCTCGTGCACAAGCCTGTCCAAGAGCTCTTGGTAAGGCACGTGCGTGGCAGGATCTTCAGTGAGGCGAAACATCTGGCTTCGATTCAAGAACAGCTTGTCGCCAGACTTGCCAACCACAAACTGTGCACCCAGCTCCCTTGACAGCTCCTTCTCCATCGCCTTCTGAGCGACGTACTCAGGGTCAAGCAAGGGCTTGATCCAAGTCTGAGTCAGCAATTCAGGGGCAGCTTCACTATCCCCAGGCTGAACCACCATGGGGGTAGTGTTGCCTAAGGAACCCGCTGGGTAGACAATTCTCATCTCAGACCTTTGGTGGCATCACAGGGTTTGGCGGCTTGGAAGAGGCTCTGGTGCTATTCGGAGCTACTGACTGAGGGGTCACCTTCATTAGGATCTCGCGACCTAGAGAAGGATCCGTGTTGACCAGTCTGAAGATGATAGCCATACGACGCGCAGGCTCCATCAGCTTGATGCGGTTTGCCAGCGCTTCGGGTGACTTGGCATTGGCACGCATCTGCGCGATCTCAGCGTCAAGCTGTGACTGATCTTCGCCGCCCCCACCACTGGGACTCTGCTGGTTCTCCTGTGGCAGGATGGGCTCAGCTGAGCCTTTGGCCTTGCTCTTGCGACGCTCCAGCTCAGATGCGACAAGCTGCGCCACATCGGGCGTGGCCTGCCACAGTTTGCCCATGTACTTGACAGCTCCCTCTTGGTCCATCTTGACGACGTCCTCAACCAACTTCTTGACGTAGCCCTCCAGCTTCACGTCCTTGCGCTCAGTGCTGTTCTGACGATAGAACTCACCATGCTCATCCAGCTTGCCAGACTGTGAGATCTCACGCTTCGCTGTTGCCTTGGCCTGCAATGCTTGAGCCTCAGACTTCGCGCCCTGGCTCTTGAGTGACTGGAGCTGAGCCTTCTGATGCTCTTGCTGAAGCTCCGCATCCTGCTGTTGCTTCTGCGACTCCTGCTGTCCCTGCTGCTCCTGCTGCTGATCCTGCTGAGCGCGAGCATCAACGTACTTCTCAGAGCCAACCAGTGCAGCCTGAGCTGCGGCAGTGCTCTGCTGCATGTCTTGGTCGATCTGACCGTAGCCCTGCTGGTAGCCGGCAGTGAGCGCTTGGGTCTTGAGCGCCTCCATCTGATTGCGCAGCTCAGCACGAGCGCGCTCAGCGGCGTTGTCTTGAAGGCTGCGATCTTCTTGGCTGATCTTCGACTGCTCTTCGTCAAAGTTGAGGTCCATCGCATCACATACTGTTTTCCAGCTGATAACGCGCTGCTGGGCCAAGCTCATCTTCATGCCGAGCTGCTGAATGTCATCCAGCTGGCGAAAATTCTTCATCTTCGCGCCGCACGCAGGCAGCTGCGAGACTGCTTGAATCTCCGTCTCGACATAGGTGCACAGCCTGTTGAGCGCGCGCATCATGCCGATCAAGCTATTCTCTAGCATGCGCAGCTGCACAGAGCCGCCGGACCATGTCATGCCGTCAGACAGGAAGCCCTCGGGCACTGCCATGGCGCCAATGATCTCTGAGCGCGTCAGGTTGCGCATTGGGGCAGAGTTGTAGGTGTTCGCGTCGCCGCCCAGCTCACTCACACCCACAGGAAAGCTGCTCGGCACGACAGCGTTCTTGTCGTGGCGCCAACGCCTCAGGGACATGGCGAGGAACCTTGAGAAGTGCGCCAGGGGCATCTTATCAAGAGGTGACTCAGAAGAGGGCTGTGGGAAGACAAAGCGCAGCGGCAAGGTGCGCTCAAGGGCTGCCGCCTCATCGCTCTTCTTGTAGACTTGGTCGAGGTATACCAGCTTGAGCGCTGGCAGGATGCGAGGCAGACCAACCTCATCATCCACACCAGCTGGCGAGGGCTCCATCAGATGCAGCAACGTGCCATCTTTGAACTCAATGCGCTTCCTCTTGAGAGCTGCCATGACAAACTGCCAAGGGGTCTCGTCAATCAGCTCCCGGTCTATCTTTGTGCCTCGCACCGCTGACTTGAGATCGCCAGGCGGGGAGCAGTAATAGCGGCGCTTGCCCGTGAGCGAGTTCTTCTTCACTTGGACGTCGGCAGGGTTCAGGCGAACCATGCTGAAGCCCTTCATTGAGCGAATCTCTAAGTCCTTGGCCTCAAACTTTGAGCTGCGCTTACAAGCAGGACACTTGCCAACCACACTCTCGCCACTGAAGTTGTATAGCAGCTTGCGAGATTCGGCGGGGTGGCTCTCTTTGCAGTGGTTGCAGATGTATACGCGCTGGAAGGGGCGGTGGCTTAGAACGTAGGCGTTGCCATACGTGAAGAAGTCGAGACCTACGCCCTCGGCAAGCTCCAGGATGTTGGCCTCGTTATCGAAGTACTCGCCCCAGCGCTTCTGTAGCGCTTCATCGTTCGCCACCTCTTTGGAGGTGAAGATCACTGACGTGATCGTGTACTTGGCCAGCTTGCGCACGATGGCGGCGATCTGAGGCTGAGTCATCGCCACGATTCGACACAGCTCGTACAGCTTCTCCCTGCTCTTCGGGAGAGTCAGGGATGCAAAATCCATGAAAGGATCAGGATAGCTGTCCCGCCTCATGCTCAGGCTTTGACCAAGCGACATGAATCACTCCCAAGTTAAAATGTTCTGGACCGCCAGCATCGTGCGCATCTCGCGAATGATCTGTACCTTGTCTTGTTCAGCCAGAGAGTCAAGTTCCATATCCACGCCGGAGGCCAACTCCCTTAGCGTTTTAGCCACCAACGCTTGGTTGGGGAGGTCTGCACCACTACTGCGCCCAAGTCGCTTCGTGAACTCAATCATGAACTGGTCACGCGCGAACGACAGCTCGTGGGGGAGGGACATGTAGCCGCTCTGAATGGCATTGGCAGCCACGTACACGGAGACATCGTCTGAGAACTTGGCATCGTAGTTCTGGAAGAAGCGCTCCACCACTGCGACAGCTGCTGCGATGGCGTACATGGGGCAGCCCATGAGCGTAGTCGAATCCACCGGGCGCTCTGTGAAGGCGCGGCACACACCCTCAAACGCTTGGACACGTGTCCAAAACGAGGTGCTCATTGTGACCGTCTTGATAGCCATGATCTTGTTGATCAGCTCAGGCGACACGCTGAGCTCAAGCCTGTCGACCATGAGCGTCATGATCGTCTCAAACTCCCATGTGACCCAATCCTCACCGAGCAGCTCATCCATCGCGAGTGCAACGACCTGTGGCTTGGAACCAACCCCTTCCAGCGCCTTTAAGATCTCATCGGGGATCGCAGGGACGGGCTCCACCTCATCCTCAATCACCTCAGCGGGAGGATCCTCTTCGTTGGAGAGGCCATCCCACATGTTGGCAAGCTTTGAGAAGCGTCGCTTAGATGTGACCTCAGTATCGCCGATCTCTCCACCGCCACTGGTCTGGATGGAGCGCTCCCTGGAGCTGACCACAGCCTCACGGAAGTGAGCCTCCTGATCGGACTGGGTGAGCTTCATCTGCTGCAAACCAGGCTTGCTGAGCTCACCCGTTGCTGCTGCTGCTTCTGCGACAGGGTCAGAAGTGCCGCGCTGGACACTCCCCCCAACGCTCTGAGATGGATGGTAGGGCTGCGAAGGGCTGCGCAAGCCCAGCGGGTTGCCAGGGCTCATCTCGCTAGCAAGCTCACGCCCATTCAACGGGGTGTGAGCTTGCTTCTCAATGTATCGGCCCTCTTGCAGCTCTTGAAAGCTGATGACCTCAGGATTCGCGTTCCGGGGTTCGGAGAATGGATCCTTAGACAGCATCTGCATGAGCTCATAGCTCTTGCCGAACTCAGCCTTCGTCTTCAGGTCACCGAAACCATAGTCAACGCCCTGTACCAAGGGCATTGCACCAGAAGTGAGGTCTAGACTGCTCTCATCAGGCACGTTGGTTCCGTCGAGCTTCTTCATGTTCCATCTCTCAGGTTAGGCCGAGATACTTCTCCATGCCCTCCCTGATATACGGGGGCAGCTGCGGCAGGCGCTCCTGCGGGCTCTCCTTGACGTAATCGATCAGGTCCTGGGGGTAGGCCTTGTCGCTGGCCATCTTGTCCCACCCGTCGACCTGAAGGGACTTGTCAAAGATCCTCGTGGTGCCCTGATGCGTCTGCTCCCGAATGGAGTCCATGGCGCTCGGCTCTGGTCGGTTGACTAACACGCTACGTGCTGGATCCAGGAAATCTCGGTTCCACCGGTGCTCCAAACCTGCACTTTTATCGAGCTCTTGTACAGCTTCGATGACGTCAACGAGCCAGGATTTCGACTCGTTTTGCATTGACTCGACAGCTGCCTCCTTGAGGGTCTGACAACCCCAAAGGTAGACATCCTTGTCGTCGTAGTCCTCGAAGCTTGACACCAAGCGCGCGCGCTTGTCCATCTGGCTGAAGAACGATTCTGCCAGATCCCACTCCTCATGTGGGGGCAGGTCGTGCTCAAAGCCAACACCGAGGTGAGCTGCCACCTTGTGCATGCGCGATGCGATGGCCGCAGCATCTGAGGGATCCCAACGGTCCTCGTAACGCTTGAACAGCTCAGCGCTCTTCATGAGCTGGTCAGGCGTAGTCACGGGCAGGTGACCCACTGAGTCAGCGTAGACCTCCATCGGGGGCGGATCCACGCGCATCGCGCGCTTTACGAACTCGCCGAAGCCCGAGTCGAGCACAACGCCGTGGGCAAGGCGCGCTTCGCGCAGCTCAAACGCCACCTTCTTCAGCGCCTCCTGGTCGTCAACCATGAGCGCAGCTCCGTACATCACGAAGTACATGGAGCTTGCCAACGCCTCCTCAGGGGAGTTGATGGGGTAAGCTGAGCGCTTCATCAGGCCGTCATCGACCATAGCTGCGTAGGCATGGCCTGCTGGCTGACGTCCGAGGGGATTCTCCATCTCCTCGGGCCACTCAGATGCCATCTTATCAAAGCCGAAGCCCGGGTCATCAAGCTGATCGATGACACGACCTGGCGTACGGCGCACCTTGATATCGATCATGGCTTGTCTCCCTTGCGAAGGTATGAAAGGTCTGCTTCTTTTCGGATGCCTGTGCGGGACTCAAAGGGCTTAGATCCGCACTTGGCGCACATCTTGACACTGCCATAGTACTCCACTGCGTGTCCGCAGCTTGGACAGATCTCGGCCTGAGCCTGCTTATCCAGGTTTGTTGGGCTGGTGCCCGTATAGACGCCGTACTTATCCATCGCCATGATCAACCTCCTTGCTCGAAACGGACTTGCGCAACACACGTGAGAAACGAAACTTGGGGACGCGGCGACGGGGCAGGTTGTGGCTCTCGCCATCAATGCCTGTCTTGACGCACTTCTCTTCTAACCAAACAACATCGAGCGTCCCAAGACCCTCAAGTCGCACAGTATCGCCCTTGCACAGGCTCTCGGTCACGACGTCCACTAGATGTGTCAACACCTCGCGGACTTGCTCCTTTGTCACACCATCGCAGCGCGATCGTACTGACAATACGAGGTCTTTATGGTTCACGGCCTTGCTCCCTTGGAGTAGATGACATCGAACGAATCCCCATACACCTGACGGCGTGCCCAGCTCTTGCCTGCCATTGACTGAGCTACGGCACGTGCAACTTGCACCCTCTTGGGCAGCGATGAGGGGTCAGAAAGAAAGACTCTGGGACCAGGTGGTGCATGGTTCTTAACATTCACGAAAGAACGCCCCGATCCGCTCGCCATGGGGGGATAAGGACGGTTGGGGATGTTCGCATAGGCGGATGCCTGCTTCTCCACGGCAGCCTGCCACTTGGATGGGAGGCTCTCTTTATAGGCGCTGTATTTGGCAGACTCGCCCTCAGTGATGCTCAACGTTCGCTGCGGAGCTTCCTTTGAGGGGATCATGTACCAAGTGAGGACGCGACGTCGCTTGGGATCCATGCACAGGAGCAGATAGTAGCGTGCCTGATCGGCGCCATGGAAGTTGCTGAACACCCACGCAGTGACGTTGCCCCCTTTGGAGCCAGGGTAGGAGGTCTTGATGGCAGCCTTCACCTCAACCGGCTCCCCCTCAACCAGCAGGTCAAAGGGAGCTCGCGCTGAGCGAGAGATCTCAACATCAAGACCTAGCGCGGATAGCATCCGCGCGGCCCTCACCTCTGCTAGCCGCCCGTGGCGTTGGCGCTCTCCATGTTGCAACGGCATCATTTCACCTTAGTAGTTCTTCACAGATGAGGCCCCACAGAACAGGGCATACATCGGGTCCATGCCGAATCGTGAATCTGGCAGCGGGATGTTACGGGATGCCAGCTGCTCCAGGGTCAGACTATGACGCGCCATGACCTCAAACATCAGGTGACCTGTGGCGCGCGCGTCAGCTGTGGCATCGTGCGCTTTTTCGAGGGGTACCCCGTACTCGACGCAGCAGGCTTGAAGGCTGCGCTTCAGGATCTTAGGGTCGATGATGAGCTTCATGATGCGGAACATGTCGATATGCATCTCAGGATCCTCATGCACTGTGAGGTTACACCGTGCGGCCTCAGCGCGCAAAAAACGCATATCGAACGCCAGGCCATTGAATGTGACGTGGCAGTCAGCGCGATCGTACCAGCTCAGCATCTTCTTAATGGCCACATCTAGCGGAACACCCTGTGTCTTGCAGGCTTGCTTCGAGATGCCATGAACACGCTCGGCCGATGGCTCGATATGGAGGTCGTTGTTCACGATCTGACTGTAGGCACCAAGCTCCTTGCCCGTCCTGTCAAAGGCTACACAGCCCACTTGGACGATGCCGTTTTTGTCGGTGCTGAAGCCGCCAGTCTCAAAGTCGAACACGAGGATCTTGTTAAATTCGCGCTGCATCTTGTGTCTCCTTCATCATGAAGATGGCTGAGCCAACCTCTTTGAGTTGGTTGATTTTGATCACTTTGAGCGACTGGTTACCCTTCCATAGGTCCACCTCACATGAGGCCATAACAAGCGATCCTACAGGCACCCTATCCGGATCGCATTGAATGAACCACATCGCTGAAATCGCACCAGTCTCGTCCTCGATCTTGATGCGGGCGTATTTGTACTCAGATCCGTCAGCTCGCTGCTTGGCGGTCAGATAAACATCAACCACCACGCCAATGATGCTTACAGGCACGCCTTTTGGCACGTCAAAAACGGAATCGACAGTGTTAGTTCTGAAGATGTTGCAGTAGTCGGCTGCCATATCCAGCGGGCTCGAACCGCCCCATGTACCCAGCAGCTGACGGCGCTTGAACGCAAACTCGAAGAGGCCATCGCCGCGCATCGGAGTCGGGGTGAGCTCGTACGCCGGGTCAGTGACGCCTGGGGCGATGGCGTACAATGAAGACTGGGAGCGTCCATCGCGCCTAGAGCGCTGCGACATTTCGCGGGCCTTCTCGGCAAACGCTGCATGAAGGTCGAGCTCTTGCATCAGCCCACCTGTGAGACCCATCAGAGGACTGAGCGCACCTGCTATGAAGAGCGTGTTGAGACTGCCTGCGTCAGGATGGCAGCGGACCACGAAGTCCCTCAGGCTCTGGAAGGGTTGTTCAAGCTCGATGAGGTGGGCGAGGTCTTGAGACATCCCCTTAATCATGCCAAGCCCAAACATCACTCGGCCATCGCGAGGTGTTGTCTGGGCTGGTGAGAGCTGCACATCAGGCCACACCGTGTCGGCGCCCAAGGTGATGCCGTCCTTAAGGATTTGGCCGACCTTTTCTAGGTCGTCACTGCGCACGTGACAGGAGGCTGAGATGAATGCAGCTGTATGGTTAGCCTTCAGCCAGGCTGTGATGCAGGCGAGCATCGCGTAGACGGCGCTGTGAGCACGGTTGAACCCGTACCCAGCGAAGGTCTCCACCAAGGACCACACTAGGCGGGCCTCGCTGTCCGTGAAGCCCATAGCCACAGACGAGGCGGCGAAGTCGTCTTGGAGAGCTGCCATCTCTGATGCGAGCTTCTTGCCCATGGCGCGACGCACCAGATCTCCCTTCGCAGCGCTCCAGCCCGTAAATGCTCGGATCGCCTCGATCACCTGCTCTTGATAGACAAGGATGCCGTAGGTGTCATCCGTTGTGCTGCTCAGCGCAGGGTGGATGGGCTGCCAATCCACTAGGCCGTGGCGACGCATGGCGAAGTCGATGTGCGACCCCATATCCATGGGACCAGGGCGATACAGCGCGACCGCAGCGCAGATGTCGTTGTAGCACTGAGGTTTGAGGTGGGTGACTAGGAAGTCGGTAAAGCCAACTCCGCCTAGCTGGAACGTGCCTGCGGTATGGCCTGCGTTGATGAGACGATAGATGGATGGGTCATCAGTATTAATGCTCATGAGCTCATCATGACTCATCCCGATCCAGCCACAGCACAGTGACGCGACATCAAGCTCCATCAGGCCTAGCAGGTCGAACTTCACGCCACCCAACTTCTCAGCAGCTGAGTGCTCGACTTGGCAGTTGCCAAAGCCATCAACAGGCAGAAGGTCTGTGATGGCGCCGTCAGTGATGATCAGGCCAGCAGCGTGACGACTGCGCTCTCGCTTGCCACTCGACATGCGCGCAGCGATGTTCATGTACTGGCGCCATATCGGGCCATTCTTCGCTTTGAACAGCTCGTCAAGGTGACCACCCTTGATGGCGACACCTAGATCCGTGACATTCTTCAAATACTTCTTGCTGATACCGTCCGCGACAGAGTGGGAGACCGAAGTGAGGCGCGCGACCACGCCCCAGCTCTTTTTCGCGGCATAGTCGTTGTAGGTGCTGATGCCGCAAACAGAGGCTTCGCCATACTTGGATTGGATGTAGTTGATCACCCTCTGACGAGATTCCCGGGGGAAGTCGATGTCGAAGTCAGGCATCGACACACGGTCAGGGTTGAGGAAGCGCTCGAACGTCAGTCGCTGTGCAATGGGGTCGACGAGCGTGATCCCGATGGACCAAGCAGCGATAGATGCAGCGCCTGAGCCGCGCCCAGGCCCCACCAGGATTCCGTCGTCCTTGGCCCACTGAATGAAGTCTTGCACGATCAGGTAATAGGAGGCGTAGCCCATTGAGCAGATGACGCTGAGCTCATAGTCAAGACGGTCCAGGTACGCCTGAGGTGGTTCACGTCTCATCACGCGCGCGAGCCCCTCATGACAGATCTTGGCAAGCCATGCTTCAGCGGTCATGCCGCCCGGCAGTTTGACACGCGGCAGCTGCGGCGGGATGTAGCCAAGCTTGGCTTGGCAACGCTCGGCAACCTCACACTGAGCGCCATCATCAGGCAGTGGCTTGAGCCAAGCTCCGTCGAACTTGTGGTAGAGGATGTCCTGGACGTCTACTGAGCGTTGCAGGCGGTCACTCACAAGAAACGCCTGTATCTGCGCGTCCTGTGCTCGGGGGTAGTGAACATCAGCTGTCCAGACATAGGGGATGCCCATCTTCTGGCTCATGCCTAGCAGCTTGTCGTTGATGCGCCGCTGGGTGGGCAGCTCCCAGTCAATGCACTCCAAGTAGAATCTGTCCTTGTAGATGTCCTGCATGTTGCGCAGGCCAAAGCGCAGCGCGTCGATGTCTTTTCTCAGGATGGCGCTTGATATAGGGCTCGACATGTCACCGCTGAGCGCGATAACCCCCTTGGAGTAGCGATTGAGCAAGTCGTAGCCGATGCCACTCTCATCATCGAGCTTCTTAACCCCGTGGCGCATCAGCCCAAACAGGCTGCGCAGACCATCATTATTCTCTGCGAGTAGGGTGATGTGAGAGCGACCGTGCACTGTCAGCTCCACACCGAAGATCGGTTTCACACCCGCAGCATGACAAGCCTTGTCGTGCGAGACGATGCCAGCCATGGAGTCATGATCCGTGATCGCCAGACTGCTCCCGGGGGGCAGCAAGGCTGCGAACTCCTTGCTCTCCCCCAGTCCGTCCATCACGGAGTAGCAGGTGTGAACGTGCAGATGAGCTGTGGGCTTTGACCCACCAGTAAAGGGCTTGTCTGAATAACTCTGCACAGTGAAGATCCTCGCTGGGAGGTAGCGCGCCTACCGCGACAAGGCGGGCGCGCCACGTTGAGATGACCGAGGGCTTGAGGCAAACGGAGATGTTGGAGCTGCCCAGATCGCTGCCCATCAATCCTCCAAGAAGTCATCGTCAAGCTCATCCTCAGAGCGCTCACGGTCTTCGGCTGCGATGCTATCAAAGACGTCCTGTGACACGTCATCGCCTGAGGTCTCCACATAGTCAGCCAGGTCCCGCAGATACGTCGAAGCCTCACGGTAGGTCATGTAGTTCATGTCCTTGGCACACAGCATCTGAGCGCCAGTGGTGAGGGCCCACATCTCGTTTTGACCAATGATGCGGGCCATCTTCACAGCCTCGTCAAGCTGGCTGGGTGACACGAGCAGGATCGACTCAAGGCGCCTCTTAATGTAGGTGAAGAAGCTGCCCATCTCACTCAAGGAGGGCTTCTCATCCTCAAAGTAGGTGTCCATGACGAACTGCGCGTTTGGCCAGAGGCCTCGCAGCACACCCTCATGCGCGAGCAGGACCACAGGGGCCAGCTCACCAGTGAAGTCCGTCAGCATGATGTCCTGGCTAGACATGCGCTCGGTACGATCTACCACTGTGAGCCACGAAGCTGTGGGCGCATCTACCGTGGCCTCATCAACTGTGGCCTCTGGCTCCTCTTGCTGCCCAGCCTGATTCAGGGCAAAGCTGATCCCAATCTTTGCCATGGCGTCAGTGATCTCTTGCATCGAACCTGGACCGATGCCCATCAACTTGGAGATGAACTTAGGACCAGCTGCCACAATCCGTTCGACGCTGGCGTAGCCTGCGCGCACCAACGCGTTGTAAGGCCTGGTAGGCAGGCAAAGCGCCTCAAACTCAATGTCCATTTGGATGACAGACGGGTCATATTCCACGGATGTATGGGGCAGCTCAAACAAGACGTCAGGCGCCTGCGTTGAATGAGCCACATCCTCATCCTCATCCTGATCCTGATCCTCATCCCCATAAGGATAGGAAGCAGGATGATCAGCACCATCGTCGTCGTGCATGCTGCTGGAGGGAGCTGGGGTGTTAGCCTCAGCCCCTTGGGGTGATGGCTTGAATCGCTCATCATCCTCATCCCCATGCTCAAAAGGAGAGGAAGCAACCACGATGGCTTGCTGCACCAGCCAGACACCCAAGGGGATTGAGGCCTTGGATGCATGGCGCTGGAGTTTTTGCAGGATTGCCGGTCCCACACCGAAGTTCTCGGTGAGAAGGTTGGCCACAAGCTGGCTATTCATCAGGTTAATCTTCATTTGAGCTCTCCAGGTGTTGAATGAACTGATCTACGATGTCCACAAGCGATTTGCTCACTGGACCTTTAGGACAGACGGTGCGCACTAGGCGCATGCACCATGTG